GGGCTATCGTGACCGTTAGAAACCTGCCAAACATCTGTGTCTGGCCTGCCCCAGACCAGTCTAACTTTTATTCCTTCGTTTACTGGCGTTTGCGCCGTATCCAAGACGCTGGCAACGGTATTAATACCGAGGACATCCCTTTCCGCATGATCCCTTGTATGGCGGCTGGATTGGCTTATTACCTATCTTTGAAGATACCCGATGCTATGAATAGGATTGAGATGCTGAAGGCGTCCTACGAAGAGCAGTGGGCATTAGGGTCGAGCGAGGATCGAGAAAAGGCGTCTTTGAGGTTGGCTCCACGGCAGTATTTCTACTAAGGTAAGTCATGTCCGGCCCAAAGTTTGCCACTGGCAAAAAAGCGATAGCGGAGTGCGATAGATGCGGATTTCGTTACAAACTGAAGGAATTAAAGAAATTGGTCATCAAGACCAAGAACATCAATTTGCTGGTTTGTCCTACCTGCTGGGAGCCAGATCAGCCGCAGTTGCAGTTAGGGATGTACCCGGTTTATGACCCACAGGCTTTACAGAACCCGAGAAACGATAAGAGTTACATACAGGCCGGTCTTACAGGTATTCAGACTGACCCATTAACTTTACCGGATGAGGATGTAGATGCGTTCGGTACGCCGTCTGGTGGTAGCAGACAGATCCAATGGGGGTGGAATCCCGTTGGTTTGGACAACCCCTTGCAGTTATCTGGGTTACTGAATAACCTAGTGGCTAACGGGGATGTAGGAACCGTAACAGTAACAATTACTTAGGAGCAAAACATGGATATAAAAGCAGCATTGAAGGCACATATGGCTAAAAAAGGTGCTAAGGCTCACCCCGATGCCAATGTAAAGAAGTTGGCTAAGGGTGGCAAAACCAACCTTCAAATGAAGGCTATGGGGCGTAATCTGGCAAAAGTTGCCAACCAGAAAAAAGCCATGTCAATGGTTCGTAAAACGGGGATCTAAAATGAGCCAAGCAAACGATAAATGCAATTTTTTCCCTGCTGAAACTGCCGATCCAATTGGCAAGTACACGCAGCCAAGACCTTATACCGATACGATGGGTGAGAACGGATATCCAAATGCCGTCCCAAATACCCAGACTATGCGGACTCGTGGTACTAAAAACACCACTCGTGGCAACAGCAACAGCACAAAGATGGGGTAAGTTGTGAACTACTCAACGCTGTTTCAGACCATACAAGCCTACGCTGAGAATAATTTCCCAGATACGGTGGTCGCAACTACCACTGCTACGACGACATCTTTTCTTACAAAAGATCAGATAGACACGTTTATTCGTCAGGCCGAGCAGAGGATTTACAGCAGCGTCAACCTCCCAGTAATGCGGGAGAACGTAACGGGTACTTGTACAAGTGGTAATAGGTTCTTAGCCACGCCCACAGACTGGCTTTCCACGTTTTCATTGGCCCGAATTAATGCTGATGGAAGTTACGATTACTTGCTAAACAAAGATGTTGAGTTTATTCGGGAGTCTTTTCCAATCCCTGCTACTACAGGTGCTCCCACTCATTACGCTATTTTTGATGAAAATACGTTCATTTTAGGGCCGACTCCAGACGCAGACTATACTATGGAGTTGCTTTATTACGCCTATCCAACGTCTATTGTTACATCGGGTACAACTTGGCTTGGTACCAATTTTGATTCTGCCCTTCTCTATGGCTCGTTGTTAGAAGCCTATGCTTTTATGAAGGGTGAGCAGGATGTCAATGCTAACTATGTATCTCGGTATAATGAAGCACTTGCCTTGTTAAAACAACTTGGTGAAGGTAAAGACCGTCAAGATACGTACCGTACAACTCAAGCAAGGGTTTCAGTCCGATGAGCACAATGAGCGAAGTAGCCTTCCTTTTAGGAGGGAGCCAAGTCAAAGTATTAACAACTTCTGGTCGTGGATTTTTACCAGAAGAAGTTGCTGAACGGGCCTTGGATAAGATTATTTCTGTAGGTTCGCAAACGCACCCTGCCATTCGAGATCAGGCAGAAGCGTTTAAAGATCAAATCCGTCAGGTTTTGGTGTTTTATATGAAAGAAGCCATTAAGTCGCACCATACGACGTTGGCTATCAAGTTCAGGAACGCAGGACATCCTGAGTTTATTAAACTTTTAGATGAATAAAGGAGCCTAACATGGCTATTACGCAAGCAATGACCACATCATTCAAAGCAGAACTTCTGCTTGGAGTGCACGATTTCCGTCCAACAGGTCAAACTGGAGCAGATACTTTCAAACTCGCTCTGTATACATCCTCAGCCTCATTGGATGCTAATACAACTGCTTATACTTCTTCCAATGAAGTTGGTACTTCCGGTACTAACTACACGGCTGGCGGACAGGCTTTGACCAACACAGGTGTAACGGCGACCAATATTAACGCCAACACCGGTACAGGCTTTACTGACTTTTCCGATGAGACGTTTACTAATGCTAACTTTACTGCTCGTGGCGCTCTGATTTATAACAGCACACCTTCAGCAAACAGCAATGCTAATACTACGTTGACCAATGCATCGGTATGTGTGTTGGATTTTGGTGCTGACAAAACCGCTTCGGACGGTGACTTCACCATCATTTTCCCGACTAACGACGCATCAAACGCAATTATTCGTATTGCTTAATTAACAAACCTCCCCTAAAGGACAAATCATGATTGGCTGGGGGTTAGGGCCTTATGGGGAGGGTAACTTTGGAGAAGGTGAGCCAAACGCTTTAGTAAGCGTCACCGGAGTTCAAGCCGTTGGTGGAATTGGCGCTGTTCTTACTCGGCAGTCTGTTGATGTCGCACTGACTGGAGTTCAAGCAAACGGAGTTATAGGCCAACTTGAAAATGAAGTTGGTTGGGGTATTGGCCCTTGGGGCGAAGGTCTTTGGGGTGTAGGTAATCCTAATGTTGACGTAATACTTACCGGCGTTGAAGCCCATGCAGAATTAGATCCAGTTGGGGTTGCCGCTGGGGCCGAGGTTGAACCAGCAGGATTTCAACACACCGTTGATTTAGGACAGGCTGTTATAACTGCTGCTGCTAATGCGCCCGTATTTGATGTTGAAGCAACAGGTGAAGTTGGAACAATAGTTGTAAATACTAAAGCAAACATACAACTTACTGGCGTTGAAGGGATTGGGGAAACCGGAGTTGTTACTCCCGCCATTGAAGCAAATGTTTATCCGACTGGCGTGCAAGGTAATGGTGCAGTAGGTGAGGAAGAAGAACGGTTTGCCTACTACGTCACGGGGGTTCAAGGCTCTGGAAGTATAGGGGCAATCAAGACTAGCACTGATATTAACTATATTGGTTGGGGTTCAGGCCCGTGGAGTCGTGGCGGTTGGGGTGCAGATGTTAATGGATTTGGTGTAGATCCTGTAACCGCTACTGGTCAAATTGGTTCTGTTTTTGTACGGTATGCCGCAAATATCTATCCAATTGGCGTTGAAGGAAATGGTCAACTTGGAGAAGAAGAGGTAAGGACAGGAGCCACTGTTCAACTTACTGGGGTTCAAGCAACGGGGTTAGTAGGCACTGTTGTAGCAAATATTCCTAAAGATGTACCTGTAACAGGAGTTGAAGCCTCTGGAGAAGTTGGTCAAGTAACCCAGCGTACTGGGTATCGGGTGTCTGGAGTTCAAGGCACCGGGCAGATTGGGAACGAAACTGTTGTTACTACAGCCAATGTACAACTTTCGGGGGTTGTTGGCTCTGGTCTTATTAATTCTGTTGGGGTTGGGGCTAAAGCATTTGTTACCCCGGCGGGGGTTCAAGCCGAAGGGGAACTTGGGCAGGAAACTGCTGAAGGTGGTGCTAACGCTCAGGTCACAGGACTTGAAGGCACTGGGCAAACCGGCTCTGTAACCATAGTAACCAAGGCAAATGTATACCTTATAGGGGTTGTAGGTACAGGCCAGTTAGGCGAAACTGACGAAAGTGGTGCGGCAAATGTACCGGTAATTGGGGTTGTAGGAGCCTCAACGCTTGGGCAAGTTACTACCAAAACAATTAACTTTATACCGGTCACACTTCAACAAGCGACGGGTTCAGTAGGCAGTGTTGTAGTAAGAATTTCAAAAGTAGTATCTGTAACGGGGGTTCAAGGGCAAGGCCGTGTTGGAAAAGTACTGATCTGGAGTAAAATCAACCCCAATCAGAACCCCAACTGGCAACAGGTTAACGATGTTCAAACACCAAATTGGCTGCCTATAGCGGCATAATTTTTTAAGGAGTAGAAAATGGCAAGTACCTATAGTAGTTTAAAAATTCAACTTATGGCTACCGGGGAAAACTCGGGGACATGGGGTAACGTCACTAATGACAATTTAGGGGTAGCGTTAGAAGAGGCTATTGTAGGCTCGGCTGATGTGACTTTTGCTAGTGGAACTGTAACACTGACGCTTACAAACACTAACGCAACTCAAACGGCTCGTAATCTTCGGTTGAACTTAGTTGGTACTTCTGGTGGCGCACAGGATTTAATTGTGCCTGCTATCGAAAAAGTTTACATAATTAACAACGGTTGCGCTGATACAATTACCGTTAAGAATTCTACCGGTACAGGTATTGCAGTCCCCGCCGGTAAAACAATGTATGTATATAACAACGGCACTAACGTTGTTGATGCAATTACACATTTAACTTCTCTAACGCTTGCAACTTCACTTCCTCCCGGCTCTGGTGGTACTGGGGTTAACTCTGTTGGGACAGCAGGCAACGTACTTACATCTAATGGCACCGCTTGGGTTTCACAAGCCGCAGCGGCAAGTAATAATGCAAGCGCACTTACCACAGGTGTTACAGCAGTAAACGTGGGTGGTACAGGTGCAACTACTCTAACCAATAACTCAGTAATAGTTGGTAATACTACGGGCGCAGTTAAATTTGTTGCTCCCGGTACATCAGGTAATGTTCTTACATCTAATGGTACTGTTTGGTTATCTCAGGCTGTTGCCGCTGCGGGGGGTGGTTTATCTGGATTACAAATCTTTAATTCTCCCGGTACATTTACACCCCCTCCATCGACTACTTCAGTATATTTAGTTGTTGGTGGCGCTGGTGGTGGAGGTGGTGGCCCCCAATTTAACAACGCAAACGGTCAAACACTCCCCGGTGGTACCGGCGGTGCTGGTGGTACCGGTATTGGGGTTTATCCTGTTACCGGCGGGTCTCCGATAACTGTAACAGTTGGTACTGGCGGGAATGCTGGTGGCGCAACATTTGGTAATAACCCCGGAGGGACGGGAAATGCCGGAAACCTTTCGTCATTTGGTAATTTATTAATTGGAAATGGTGGAGCCGGTGCTACTGGAGGCAATCAGGCTGGCCCCGGTAGCCCGGGCGCAGCGGGTAACGCCCCATTAGGCACTGCGTCTTTGCAGGGAGGCGCTATTGTGGCCCCGTTGTTCTATAGTAATACAGCAACTTTAGGCGGCCCCGGTGGAACTGCAGGAAGTGCTGGACGTATAATTGTTCTTTTCTAACGGAGATAGACAGTGTGCGACGCTATAACGCAGTTTCAAGTACAGGGGTATGTTCATCTTTCTAATTTTCTTGACAAAAGCGTTTGTTCAGAATTAACCACTGAACTTAAAAAAATTGTCGCTGAAGGGAAAACTATAAAAGATCCGCAGTGCCCATTGTCTGAAGCGGTTCATGGCGTCGCTATTTTTGATTCTCTACTGGAACAACTTATACCTAATTTTGAACTCACTTCTGGTAAAAGATTAATACCTACCTATGCTTATGCCCGTCTTTACGCGCCGGGAGAAGAGTTAGAAATACATACTGACCGTCCGGCCTGTGAAATTAGCGCTACTATAACTCTTGGTTTTGAAGGAAATCCTTGGCCCATTTATATGGGTGATGAAGGTGGCGTTAATGCTTCAGAAATAATGATGGACGTTGGAGATGCGGTTTTATACCGTGGATGTGAAAAATATCATTGGCGTAATAAATTTGAAGGTAAGTGGCAAGCCCAAGTATTTTTACATTATGTAGATGCTAACGGCCCAAATACTGAGTGGAGATATGATAAGCGCCCTAAATTATCTCACCACGACTCATGTATTTTCTACTGGTCTTTTTGTAATTCTTTTTCAGAAGAAGCGGCTAAAAGAGTAATTGAATCTGCGGAACAACTTGGTAAACAGGAGGCCACAGTTGGTTTTGGTAGCATAGGTGTACTAAATAAAAAAATAAGGGACGTTAAAAAAATAGACATGCCTGCGTGGTCGGGTATTGGCGCTCAGATGGCTGGAATGGCTTTATCAGCAAACCAACAAGCATGGAAATTTACTTTGTCCTATGCTAATCAATGTGAATATCTTATATATGATGTTGACGGTCATTATTACCCACATATTGATACCAATATAGATCCAAAACAAGAGGAATGTAGAAAATTAACTGTACTTGCTTTTTTAAACAACGATTTTGAGGGGGGTCGTTTATTCCTACAAATTGGGCACGAGAAAATATATCCACCCCAAAGTTTAGGAACAGTTTTAGTATTTCCAGCGTTCATTCTTCATGGTGTAGAGCCAGTAACAAAAGGAATTCGTAGATCAATTGTTACTTGGATGGTTGGCCCTTGGTTTAAATAAGGATAAAAAATGTCTGAAATGTCAGAACAAAAACAATTAAATCAACGACCAGTTGATTTTGATATTACAAATTTTGTAGGTGTATTTAAAAACGCATTTACAAAAGAATTTTGTGAGGGGGTAATATCGCAATATGAAGATATGGTTCTTTCGGGGCATGGGCAAACAAGGTTTCAATCCCACGGCGATGACAAAATATATAAAGATGATACGCAATTATTTGCTGACGATGTTGAATATATGCCACTTAGAAAAGCAACTAGAGAATTTAATACATTATTTTGGAACAAATTTTTTCCAGTTTATGAAAATGAGTATGCGTCTTTAAAAGGTTCTGGTAGACACACAAATTATTCATTTAAAGTACAAAAAACAAAAGTTGGTGGCGGATATCAT